CATGTGTCGGCGGTTTCTGCTCGCGATCAGTCCGTCGTGCATTGGCGCCATGCGACCGGCGTAAAGGTCGAAGGTGAACAAGCATGGTCCGTTGTCGAAAATTTTGAAGGCGAAATGTCCGATGCATTGAAGACATCGCTCTTCAAAGGAATAACTGAAGCGCTCACCAATGCAGTTCAGCATGCCCATATAGCCAAACGTCGAGATGGTACCAATTTGGCTGGTGAGAAACGGTGGTGGCTATTTTCGCAACAGCGAGATGGTTTTTTGACAGTTGTGTTTTGCGATCTTGGACTTGGAATTCCCGAATCGTTGCCCATTCAGCATTCAGGTATTGGTAGCTTGCTGAAAACATTTTCGAAAAGTTCAAGCGATGTGCTCGCAATCAAGATTGCAACGAAGCTCGGCGAAACGAGTACGGATGAGCCCAACCGAGGCAAAGGTCTGCCTGAAATTCTTGACGCAGCACGCAAATCGGAGCAAGGGAGCTGCGTAATCTACAGCAACAAAGGTCAATTTGGCTATGGCGCTGGTGGCAACTTAATTGAAAATCAATTTTCAAACTCCATATTTGGAACACTGATAGAATGGCGAGTGCCACTTTCGGAGCAAGGTTTCGATGACGCACAAAATTAACGTATCACAGGACTACACCCGGTTTCCGGCTGGTCGATATGTGAGCGATGGCAGATTTTCGGGCGAACGCTTCCGGAACGACTTTCTGATTCCAGCACTGAACAAAGCCGACAAGGTTGAGGTGGTATTTGACGGGACGCTCGGCCCGGGTTCTTCCTTTCTTGAGGAGGCTTTTGGTGGTCTGCTGAGAGCAGGGTTTGATCCGCAAGATTTGGCCGCGCGTCTGGTCGTATCTTCTTCTGACGAGAGCCTTGTAGCTGAAGTACGCCAATACCTCGGCATTTCGCTCCACTGATCGTGACGAAGCCGGTTGGAAAAGCGGCTGCTGCGTCGCAACAACAAGGCATCATCGAGGTCAAGTTAGAGCAACCTCCGAAAACGCCAATAGAGTACGTCACGCCATATTTGCCGGTGATCATAACCATATTGGGTTGGTGGATTGTATCTCGCCAGAACGATAGGCGTGAGCGCCGGAAAGAGGTTCGAGAGCTAGTAAAGCAAGCCGAACAGAGGGTTGATGCGGTGCTTAGCTTGGCGATGGAATTCTATGCTTTGCCGGGCAAAGATCCGAAATGTGCAGAGTTGGCGGCAAAAATACGCTATAATCTAGGAACGCTTGATCCATTGAGGCAGCGGCTAGATGCCAACGGCCTAAAATGTGATGCAATGAGTGAAATTATTGCTTTCAAACAATCTATTACGGGTGGAGAGTTTGAATCTTTGGCGCGGAAGAAGCTGTTGCAAAGCAGCCATCTCCTAGTTGAAGCTGCTGCTGCGGGTTTTGCTTTAATTGACAAACTCGAACGCGCGTATCTGCTCGCTTTCCCTGTGAAAGTTCGCTCTCTGTTCTGATCGACAGAGTCTGGGCAATAAGGAAAACCAAATGAAACTCTTCGGCTGGAAGTCGGCCGGGCGCGGGATGCTGCGTCCGGCCAAAACGCATGTCTCGCTTACACGCGCCTTTGCGGGCGGGGTGATTGGTGAATGGCCCAAATCCTATGAGGCGCAGTTGCGAGAGGGCTATCTCAACAATGTCGTGGCGCAGCGCGCTGTGCGGCTGGTGGCGGAGGGGGTGGCATCTGCGCCACTCTCGGCCAGTGATGATGCCGCGCTGGCGCTGGTCACCACGACCAGTGGCGGGCAATCGCTGCTCGAGACGCTGGCGGCGCAATTGCTGCTCCATGGCAATGGCTATGTGCAATTGCTCTCTTCGCCCGATGGGACGGTGTGTGAGCTTTATGCGCTGCGGCCCGAGCGGGTTTCGGTTGAGACCGATGCGCGCGGCTGGCCCGCGGCCTTCCGCTACAAGGCGGGGGAGGCGGTGACGCGACTGGGCGCGAACGAGCTGATCCATATCCGCAGCCACCATCCGCTCGACGATCATTATGGCCTAGGCTGCCTGGGTGCGGCGTCGGGCGCGATCGCGATCCACAATGCCTCGACCCGCTGGAACAAGGCGCTGCTCGATAATGCCGCGCGGCCTTCGGGCGCTCTGGTGCATGAGGCGGCAGAGGCGCTGTCGGGCGAGCAGTTCGATCGGCTGCAGGAGGAGTTGAAGCGCAGCTTTTCAGGGCAGGATAATGCCGGGCGGCCAATGCTTCTCGAAGGCGGGCTGAAATGGCAGACGCTGTCGCTGACCCCTGCGGATATGGATTTTGCAGGCCTCAAGGCCGCCGCCTCGCGGGAGATTGCGCTTGCCTTTGGCGTGCCGCCGATGCTGCTCGGGCTTCCGGGTGACGCGACCTATGCCAATTACCGCGAGGCGAACAAGGCGCTGTGGCGGCAGGCGATCTTGCCGCTTGCGGGGAAGATATTGGACGCGCTCTCCGAAGGGCTGCGGCCTTGGTTTGCCGATCTGACGCTGGCCGTCGATGCCGATCAGGTGAGCGCGCTCAGCGAGGATCGCGAACGGTTATGGGCGCAGGTTGTGGGCGCGGATTTCCTGACGGTGGAGGAGAAGCGGGCGATGGCGGGGTTTGCTCCTGTACCGGAGGAGGCGGCCGTTCTGCAATCTGCTGTAGAGAACAAAACAGGAATATTAGAACTGAAATATAACCCCTGGCACGATACCGAGGATGGCAAATTCACCTTCGCAGGTCAGGGACGGAATTATGGAAGTAGCGGCGGCAGTTTTGGGGGAGGTGGAGCCTCTGGTTCTTGGGAGCCAGTATCTTCCAAACCAAAGCCAAATCAACCTGCCACTGTACTGAAGCGGCCATCCATCGACATCAAGCCAGCACCAAAACCTCGTTCCGGCACCGTATCTAAACCATTGCCAAAACCTGTTGGTCATCCTGCGCCGAGTTCACGGCGGGCGTCGGGAATAGTCAAACCTGTGCCCGATCCAAAACCGGCCGACGACCAATTGGGAATCGCGGCTGCAGCTGCAGCTGCCGCAAAAGCTGTCACGGCGGCAACAGCCGTTGTTGCATCGAACGCTGCTGCTGCCGTAGCGGGCGTGACACCGGTTGCGATTACTCAAACGGTAAGTGCTGGAGGCTATAATTTTGACATCGATGGCTTAGGGCGCACAGGAAAAATATACGGAAAAATAAAGCATGTACCCGAACAAGCCAGATCAAGGCGACTGCAGCGTGAAGCTGGGAGGCCTGATAGGGAGCCATCCGATCATGGCGGACCTTTTATTGCGCGGGAATTCGGCGGCCCTGAAATACCGGAAAATCACTTTGCTCAAGATGCTAAAATCAATCTCGGTAAATATCGCAGATTGGAAAATAAATGGAAAAGGGCGGCGAAACGAGGCAAAGTGGTAGAGGTCGAAATCACACCTCAATATACCGGCAGTTCCAAACGCCCCGATTCCCTTAATGTGGTTTACAAAATCAACGGCAAAATTCGCACCAAAACAATTCCGAACAAAACGGGAGGATAGAAAATGAATCCTGATATTGAGATGGGTGAAATCTTGAACGGTATCGGTCAAGAAATTGCCGAATTGCTTGGTCACCAGCCGGACGACACGTTTTTGTACGCGGAAGTCGATGATGAGGGCTATGAAATCTCGATTTTCGCCGAAGGTGATAAAGCAGTTTTGTACCATTTCCCAAATAGGAAGATATTCGAACTCGTTCAGCGTCTGTGGGAAATCGCTGACGATGACAAAAAGTGGTCCGTTCTTGAATATGAAATTGCCGACGGAGAATTCGACGCAAGTTTCACATTTTACGACCAGTTCGATCCGAACCAAAACGATGACGATGATGAAGAAGACAGGTGCGATCAAGCGATACGGAAACGCTTTGGCGACATGCCAGTCATTTATCCCGATTTGGGTCCGGATGCTGTCTCGCTCACTCTGGAAGACCTTGAGCACATCGAGGACGAAGAAGACTGATCTCGTAGCCTGAAGGCGGCCATAAGGACCACCAAATGACAATCGAAGACAAACAGCTCGGCGAGCTTCTCGCACGGGCTTCGGAGGCGGGTGCCCAGCGGGCGCTGGCGCATCTGGGCCTCGCCGATGAAAGTGCGGCGAAGGATATGGCCGATCTGCGCGAACTGCTCTCTGCCTGGCGCGATGCCAAAAGGTCGGCGCGAAAGGCGGTGGTGGAATGGCTGGTGCGCGGGTGTCTTGCGGTGCTGGTGATTGGCCTTGCAGTCAAGCTGGGACTCAGTGGGTTGGTGATCAAATGACGCGCTTCGCAGGCTATGCCGCCATTTTCGACCATCCCGACCGCGGCGGTGATATCGTCCGTAAGGGCGCCTTTACTCGCGCTGCGAAGGCAGGGTTGCCGCTGCTGTGGCAGCATGACCAGGGCCGCCGCATCGGCTTTGTCGAGCGCGTCGAGGAAGATGCGCGCGGCCTGCGCGTCATCGCGCAGATGGACCCGTCCGCGCCATCGGTGGCGAGCGGGGCAGGCCTGTCCTTTGGATACCGCGTGCGCGGAAAAAAACAGGGAACATATCGTGAACTAACTGACCTTGACCTGATCGAAGTCAGCGTCGTCAACCATCCCATGCAACCGCTGGCGCGGGTGCTGGCGGTGGAGTGAGCATCTCCCCTCCCGCTTGCGGGAGGGGCCGGGGGAGGGCCTGTCCCCGGCGGGTAAATATCGGGCCCTCCCCTAACCCCTCCCGCAAGCGGGAGGGGGATATAAGCAAGGAGAAAATTATGGACTATGAAGTGAAAGCCGACCCGTTGGAGGCGGCATTTGACGCAGCGGTGATCCCCGCCGCTGTGGTGCGCCCGCAACTCGCGGCGGGTAATATGGCCGATCCGGCGCGTTCGGCCTTTGTCGAGGACTATTTGCGCAAGGGGCGCGAGGTCGAGCTGAAAAGCTTTGCCGGCAATGTCCCAGCCGATGGCGGCTATGCGGTGCCCAAGGAAATCGACGCCGTGATCGATGCGACGCTGAAGTCGATCTCCCCGATCCGCGCGGTTGCCAACGTCGTGCAGGTGGGAAGTGCGGGCTATCGCAAGCTGGTGACGACCAATGGCGTTGCCTCCGGCTGGGCATCAGAAGTCGCCGCCCGCCCGACCACCGCGACGCCGACCTTCAACGAAATCGTGCCGAGCTTTGGCGAATTGTATGCCAATCCGGCGGCGACGCAGGCGATGCTCGACGATGCGCAGTTTGATGTCGAGGCGTGGCTGGCGGATGAAATCGCGACGCAATTCGCAAAAGCTGAGGGAACCGCATTTGTTAATGGTGATGGCGTTGACAAACCAAAAGGGTTCCTAACCTACACCGCAGTCGCAACCGGAGACACCTCACGTGCCTTTGGCCAGCTGCAATATGTGCCAGTGGGCGCGGCGTCGGATTTCCCGGCGACCAACCCGCAAGACAAGCTGCTCGACCTCGTCCACGCGCTGCGCGCGCCCTATCGCCAGGGCGCGGTCTGGGTGATGAACTCGGCGACGCTTGCCAAGATCCGCAAGTTCAAGACCAGCGATGGTGCTTTCGTGTGGACGCCCGGACTTGTCACCGGCCAGCCCGATACGCTGCTCGGCTATCCGGTGGTTGAAAGCGAGGACATGCCCGATATTGCGGCGAACAGCATGCCGATTGCCTTCGGCAATTTCCGTGCAGGTTACCTCATTGCCGAACGCAGCGAGACCAACATTTTGCGTGATCCCTATTCGAACAAACCCTATGTCAATTTCTACGCCACCAAGCGGATTGGCGGGGCGGTTTCGAACAGCGAGGCGATCAAGCTGCTGCGGATTGCGGCTTCGTAATCGATCAAGCCCCTCCCCTTTAGGGGGGGGGTTGGGGTGGGGCCTCTCGGCGAAGCGCTACCCTGACAGACCCCACCCCCGTCCCCTCCCCTGAAGGGGAGGGGGGAGAGAAATATGTCCCCATATATTTTCCAACGTGGCGAGACGATTTCGCTCGCGCTCGATGCAGTGACGGGCGATCCCCTTTCCGTCACAGCCATTGACGCGGTGATGAAGGTCGTCCCGCCCGGCCGCACCGGCGTGCCCGATGGCGCGCCGGTTGCGGCCACTTTTTCCATCAGTCCTCGTGCCGCGCAGGGTGATATTCCGCCCGGCTGGACGTTGATGATTGATGCTTTGACCTCAGCGACGCTCCAGTCGGGTGCCTATCTCGCCGATGCGCGACTGCAGGTTGCTGGCGGCGTGGTCGTAACCGAACCGGTTGCGATCCGCATCGCGCCATCGGTGACGCCATGATGCTGCTGCAATGGCGGATGCCCGATCCTGTGTTGGTGCTGCGCTGGCGTGGGCCGGATGGCGGTGTCGCGGCGAACGTCGCGACGAACCCGCCATCGCCAGTTCCTACGGTCATTGGTCCACCCGGTATAGCGGGGCCGCCGGGTCCTGAAGGGCCGGTGGCTGAGGTCATTGATGGCGGGACATTCAATTGAAATCCTTCAGCATATTCAAAGGATAGCAGATGCCCAGATTACAACTCAAACGTGGCCTTAAGGCCAACCTCCCCACTGCATCTATGCTCGCGGGGGAGGCGCATTTTACGACTGATCGCGGTACGTTGCATGTCGCCACTGGCGCGACGTCGAAACTGCCGGTTGTGCCGGCGATTGATGATCTGGCCACGATTGCCGCGGTCGATGGTGCCGCCGACTTCCTGATCCTCCACGACGCTTCGGCGGCGGGGCAAAAAGAGGGCAAGATTACCGTCAATGCCTTCAAGACCGCACTCAACATCCCGTCCTCGGACCTCGACGAAAAGGCCGCGGTCGTGTCGGGTGGCACATCCGGTTATATTTGGGGAACGAATGGAACCGATGGGGTTATCCGCATGAACGCGTCAATGGCATGGACCAAGGATGCAGGCAACGCCTTCGTCACGCTCGCGGTCGGTGATGTGGACTGTGGAACCTTCTGATGCCCAGTCTCGCGCACAAGCGCGGTACGCGCGCGCAAATTGACGCAGCGGCTGCATCGAGCCAGCTTCGCACCGGCGAGGTCTACCTGATCACAGATGAAGCCCGTTTGACGGTTGGAACTGCCACCAATGCGCATGAACCTACCGCCAAGCAAAGCGAGGCGGGCGGCGGTGGCAGCGATCCGTGGACCTGGCAGAAGCTTGCGGCCGATGTCGCGAACAGCACAACTACGCTGTCTGCCGCCACCGGCCTTTCGTTCGCTGCCAGTGCCAACACATCCTATCTGGTCAAGGTTTACGGTGCATTGCAATCTGCGGCCACAACTACGGGGGCGGCTCTGGCGGTTGATATTCCGTCGGGTTCAGTGGTCGGTCAAACCCAGATCAATTCGAGCGCATCCGCCGTACAAGCAACCGAGCAGATCGCCGACAATGCCACCACAGGGGTGACCACCGGCGTCCGAGCGGCCAATACCAACGTGCCTGTTCACGCATGGTTCCGCGTCGATATCGGCGTGACCGGCGGAACGGTGCAACTGCAATTTCGTAGCGAGGTGGCCGGTTCTGCGGTCACCCTGAAAGCCGGCCTTACGACGATGGGTCGCCGCGCGATCTAATTCCCAAGGAGAAATTTATGATCAGCCGCGATGCGGTGGTGCTCGACAGCGATATGCTGGACGAGGCCCGCGCCTATTTGCGCCTTGAAACCGAGGAGGAAGACGCCTCGTTGGGCAGCGTCCTGCTTGGCGCCATTGGCCACGCCGAAGCCTATCTTGGCCAAATGCTGTTGCGCAGAAATGTGCGCGAGGTGGTCCCTGCCAGCATGCATTGGCAACGCCTGTCGGTGCTACCGGTTGTGATGGTCAACTCGGTTACGGGTATCCCCGCAGAGGGCATGCCTTTTGCGCTTTCCAGCGATGCCTATAAGGTCGAGATCGACGCCCATGGCGAAGGCTGGCTGCGCGTAATGCAGCCGGAATCGGCGGGACGCGTTGAAATCGCCTGTCTAGGCGGAATGGCGCTGACATGGGCCGAACTGCCTGAGGCGATCCGGCTGGGTGTATTGCGGCTGGCGGCGCACCTGCATCTTCACCGCGACAATCCGGATGATTTGGGCCCGCCCGAAGGTGTCGCGGCGCTGCTTCGTCCCTGGCGGCGGAGGCGGATCGCATGAGTGGCGAGTTTCTGGGAATGCTGCGCGAGCGTGTTACTATCGAGCATCGGCTCGGTAACCGTGATGCATTGGGCGGCGCGAGTGGGCGTTATGCCTATGATGGAGCTGCCTGGGTTGCAGTCTCTCCGTTGATACCTGCCGACCTGACCGCCGCCGATAGCTTGTCCGCCATGCCCAGATGGCAGGTGACGATGCGCAAGCGCGAAGGCATCGATCTGCGCACCCGCCTTGTCTGGCGTGGGCGCTTTTTGGGTGTGCGCAACATCGTCAGCGATCCGCGCGATCCATCGCGCATGGTGCTGACTTGTGAGGAGGCACGCTGATGTTTGAGCGTTTGCAAGAGGCTGCCGACCGTCAGGCCGATCGGCTGTTGATGCGGGTGATCCATCGGCTGGCAAAGGCCGAAACACCCAAAGGCGTCGATATTGAGCCACTTGACGACGGCGTAAGCCTGTCCGGGAGTGGCCTGAAACGCCGCATGATTGATGATGCCCGGTTGAGGAATTTTGGTCGATGAGCGACGCAGTCGAGATATTGCAATCAGCGCTGGTGAACGCGGTGGAAACGCACCCGGTGCTAGCCGATGAACTGACCGGCGTGTTCGATGGTCCACCGCCGCGTTCGGCCTTCCCTTATGTTTCGATCAATGATGGAATCTGTGGTGACTGGAGTACCAAAACCGCCATGGGACGGGAGATCCGCATGGGCTTGACCGTATGGGACGATGGCGAAAGTGCCACGCGCTTGCATCAGCTCATCAGCCATGTTGAAGATGCCGTCGCAGCACTGCCTCGCGATCTTCCGGGTTGGCGAATTGCGAGTATCGTTTTTCTGCGTTCGTTTGTGGCGCGCAATGCGGCGGGCGCCTGGGCAGGTGTCGTCGATTATCGGATAAGGATGCTTTCGACGGCCTGACGGTCAAACCATTGGATAGTCGCTCTTGCGCTTGCGGCGTTTGGGCGGCTCTGCCTTGCATTCGGGCAGCAACACCGCCGGTCCTCGGCTTTCAGGTTGCGGTTTCGGTAACAGGCCCTCGGGTGCCGTGCGATGCGGCTCTGAAGGCGCGGTTTTGTGCGCCCCCATCATGATTTCGGCTGACGGACAAGCATCCGCAGCTTTCGCATTTTGCTGCACCCCAACAGGTGCAGCAATCAAGCTGCTTACGAGCAGCATTCCAACCAGCATGGCGACCTCCTCTCCCCAGATTGAGTCGTCTTGAAACGGAGACAGTATCGATGCCTGCAGAAAAGGGAAGTGCCTTCTTGCTGAAGGTTGGCGATGGCGGTTTGCCGCCGGTTTATGCGACAGTCGCCGGGTTGCGCACAACGCAGCTCAGCATCAATGGCGATGCCGTTGTTATCACCAATAAGGACTCGGGCGCCTGGCGTGAATTACTCTCGGGTGCGGGCGTCCGGTCGGTTTCGGTTTCAGGAGCCGGGGTGTTTACAGGATCGGTTGCCGAAACGCGGATCAAGACCAATGCCCTGTCGGGTGTGCTGGATGACTATGAATTGAGTTTTGAAAGTGGCGAACGGCTGCGCGGCAAATTCTTGGTCGCGCGGCTCGACTATGCCGGGGATTTCAACGGGGAGCGCAGCTACACGCTCGCGCTCGAAAGCTCGGGCCCCGTGGTGACTTTGTGAGCAGGTCTGCAAATCCGGCCCGCGGTGAAGCCATGCTGCACTTCGGCGATGACGGAATTTTGCTGCGCCCCACCTTTGCAGCATTGGTTGCTGCAGAAGAGGAGTTGGGGCCTTTATTTGCCCTGGTCGAGCGGGCAGCGTCGGGCCAACTCAAGCTATCGGAAATGGTGGCGTTATTCTGGCATTGCCGGTTCGAAGCTCCGGATCAACTTGATCGGAACGGATTTGCCGAGGCTGTTGCAGCGCAGGGCATCGCAGCAAATACGCCCGTACTGAAAATTCTGCTCGGGCAGATTTTGTCAGGGCAATGAGCTTTGCTGAAATCGCCCGCATGCTGGCTGGACAATCCGCATTGCTCCTGGGCTGGCGCCCCGACGATTATTGGAATGCGACCCCCGCCGAGCTGCTAGCGATATTGAACGCCGTGCCCCGACCCGAAGAGGACGCCGCGGACGGCGCGAAGCTATCTGCATTGATGGAGCAATTTCCAGATGCCCCATTGCCAGATGCCCCATTGGAGGTGACTAATGGATGAAGAAATCGAACGGCTGGTTGTTTCCGTGCGTGCAGACACTCAAGGCTTTGCCCGCGATGTCGCTACCATGCGTGCGGAGATGGAAGGCCCATTTGCCGCGGGTATAGAACGGACGGGCCGTTTGCTGGAGAGCAGTCTGACCCGCGCGATCCAGACCGGCAAATTCGGCTTTGAGGATCTGCGGCGCATCGCGCTTTCGGCGCTTGCGGAAATTGCCTCTGCAGCCATCCGATCCGGTATAGATTCCATTTTAGGCGGGGCCGGTGGCGGATCAGGGCAGGGTGGCTTGTTTGCATCACTGGGCTCGATTCTTGCCAATGCATTGAACGGAGCTCCCGGACGGGCCACGGGCGGCCCGGTGACACCGGGGCGGGCCTATCGGGTGGGTGAGCGTGGACCCGAACTGTTTGTGCCGACATCGGCGGGTAGTGTTGAGGCTGCAACCAGCAATATGCGCGGCGGCGTTCAAGTAAACTTGACGGTCAACGTCTCAGACAATGGCCGGGGCATCGCGCCCGATGCCTTGCAACGATCAAGCCGCCAGATGGTGCGTTCGCTGCGCCGGGTGCTGGCCGAAATCGAGGTTTGATTCATGGCCTATTGGCTCTGCAAAAAGCGCAGGCGGCAGGAATGCAGCCCGGTGATGCGCTTCGATCCGCGTTTCTGGACGCTCAATTTCCCGCGGCCGATGATGGCGTCTGTTGTCACCAAAGGTGCGGAAGCGCTGCGCGTTGATACCGCCTTTTATCGGGCAAATGACCTTGCGGGCCTGATCTGGGAAAGCGAGGACAAGTGGGATCATCCGCTGCTCGCCTATCAGACCAACCGGGATTACCGGCACCTCATCCTCCGCTTCCGCTGGCGCAGCCAAGGCGTCATGCCGCTCGATGCGATTAATGGGCCGACGCTGACAATCGAAGGCCGCGATGCAAATGGTGCTCCCAGAAGCTGGTTCGTACGGCTCTGGAACTATGCGGTCGGAACGCCGACCGACGCGATCATTACTTTGCCTTTCAGCACTATCGAGGGTGGTTTCGCTCTTCCGGCCGATGCCGATCCTCTGTTTGCGGGCGATATCGACCGTATGTTCATCTCGATTGTCCCGCCCAATTACAACGAAACCGGCGGCGACTTTGTGACGGCGCAAGCAGGTTGGGTCGAATTGTCCGAAATCCGCAGCGATGGTAAGGGCGCAATGCTCGATATTGGTGACGCGATGGTCCCCGAACATAGCCTCAAAATGGCGACGGGCTATGACGATGCCTATAACCAGACACCCGAACGTTTGCTGCGACAAATCCGCGCGCTGGGTTATCGCGGCACAATCAACCATTATGTGGGGATGAGCCATTATTACCGGCTCGAGCCATTGGCCGGGGGGCATTATGTCAGCCTTGCTGGAGGCGCGCTCAACGCGCCGTGCAACGCTTGGCATCTGGACTTTGCCCAGCGTGCCAAGGCGATGGGTTATGACCTTATCTTCTCGCTCAGCTACGAACTGTTTAACGCTAACTGCTGGAATGACTGGAAACAGCGCGCGGAAAATGGCGATCCGGCGCTGACCGGCTGGTCGCCGCCTTCGACACTGCTATCACCAGCGCATGCCGGGGCAATGGCCTATCTGCAAGCGGTTGGCAGGGCCTTCGCTTATATTTTGAAACAGGCCGGATTGCCGGTCAAATTCCAGGTGGGTGAACCTTGGTGGTGGACGATGCCCGATGGCCGCATCTGCCTTTATGATGCGGCGGCGCTGACGGAATTTGGGTCTTTGGCAGTCGCCATTCCCGACATTCGGGGAAGTAAAACAGCAGCGCAAAAGGCCATGCTCGACAAGGCTGGGCAACTTCTGGCCGCCTCAACTGCCGCACTTGTAGCGGCGGTCAAAGATGAAGCAGGGACGTCGCGATTTACCAGCCACCTTTTGGTCTATCTACCCACCATTATCGACCCTTCAGCGCCCGAAGCCAAGCGCGCCAATGTGCCGGTGCAATGGGCATCACCAGCTTTCGATGTGCTCCAGCTCGAAGATTATGACTGGGTGACGACCGGCAATCACGGAGCGACGGCGCGCGGCTTTGCCGAGATGAATGCGCGGCTCGGCTATCCGGTTGCGCAACAGCATTATTTTTCGGGCTTTGTGCTGCAACAGGGAAGTGATGCGCAGTGGTTCGATATCGAGCGCGCGATTGAGCTCGCTAAAACCCGCGCAACGGCCGAGGTCTATGTCTGGGCACTGCCCCAGGTCGCGCGCGACGGATTTGTGCATTTTCAGATTGGCAATGAAAGCGAGGCTGATGTGGAGGCTTTTCACGATATCCTGTTTCCGCTCGGTATCGGACGCGAAGCCGAGGTTTCGGCGGAATTTTCAACCAATGTCGTGACGCTGATGTCAGGGCATGAGCGGCGGAACAGCGACTGGGCCGATGCCCGTATGGCCTATAACGTCGCGCCCGGGGTGCGATCCGAAGCCGAGCTGATTGAATTGATGCAGTTTTTCCGGGCTCGACGCGGCGCTGCAGTCGGCTTTCGCTTCAGCGACCCGTTCGACAATAGTTCCAATGACAATAATGATGCACCCAATATCCTTGATCAGCTGCTGGGGACAGGCGACGGCATCCGCACCAGTTTCCAGCTTCTCAAGCGATACGGCGATGGGGATTCTGCGCAGGAAAGGGCGATAACCCGGCCAACCATTGGTTCGATCCGGGTAGCGGTCGATGGTCTGGAGACATCAGCCTGGTCTTTGGGGCCTTTTGGGGAAATCCAATTCGATATGCCGCCACCGGCAGGTGTTCAGGTGACCGCAGGTTTCCGTTTCGATGTTCCGGTGCGCTTCAATCAGGACCGGATCGACGTCAGTCGTTCAACATTCGGGGCAGGCGATATGCCCAATGTGATGCTTATCGAAATCAAGGAGGCGGCATGAGTTATCCGTGGCTTGCGGGCACGTTGACCAGCACGGCTTATGGATGGCGGCTGGAGCGGAAGGATGGCATTGCAATCGGCTTCACTTCACACGACCGAGATGTGGTGATTGACGGTCTGGTCTATCGTTCGAGTCCGGGAATGGCACCAAGCTCGATAGTCGAAACGCTCGGCCTGGAGATTGGCAGCCTCGAGGTCAGTGGCGCATTGACCAGTGATGCCATACGCGCAGAAGACATTGAGGCAGGCCGCTGGGATGGTGCCGCGTTGACTATTTTCCTCTATGATTGGTCAAATCCTGCCGCCAGTAAATTCACTCTCGCAATGGGCACATTGGGTGCGATCAGTTGGTCAGGTTCGGCCTTTGAAGTCGAATTTCTGGGCCCTGCTGCTAGGCTTTCGGCTTCGGTTGTGCCCCTGACATCGCCTACTTGCCGCGCGCGTTTCGCGGGGCCGGGCTGCAACCTTAGCGCGCAGCGGTTCATATTGGAGACGGAGATTGTCAATGTGCAGGGCTCAACCCTCACTTTGGCTGCGCCATTGGCATCCGAACCTTCTCATTTCGTTTTGGGTGAATTGCGCTGGCTAGGTGGACCGAATTGCGGGCAGCGTCAGCAAATTGTTTTCGCTACCGCAACCGAAATTGTGCTGGCCGAATCTCCTGCATTCCCGGTCGAGGGTGCCACGCCTGTTTCTGTGTTGCAGGGTTGCGATCGCACCATCGCAACCTGCTCTGGCCGCTTCGGAAATGCACTCAATTTCAAAGGGGAGCCCTATTTGCCCGGCAACGATCTATTGACGCGTTACCCTGGTGGAAACTGAGCCATGACTGCCGACTTGATTGCCTTTCGTGCGAATGCGCAATTGAATACACCGTTCCGGTTTCGCGGGCGTACACCGGGTGTGGCGCTGGACTGTGTGGGATTGGTGCTAACCGCTCTGGGCCCGATTGCCGAAACAACAGTGGATTGCCCAAGCTATTCGTTGCGGGGCGATTTTCGGTCTGTCATTTTGTCTTGTTTCGGAAAATTGCCGTTTCTCCTTTTGCACGAAGGCGAAACGGGATGTGATGGCGACATCATACTCGCTGCTGCCGGCCCATCGCAGTTGCACCTGATGGTTGCAGCCAACAGTGGTTGGGTTCACGCCCATGCAGGATTGGGCCGTGTCGTCTTTACGCCCATATGGCCTGGCTGGCCAATCATCCACCGCTGGCGTTTTATCGGAGATTGAGATGGCAACACTTGTTCTGACTGCCGTCGGCTCTGCAGTCGGCGGCCCGCTGGGCAGCGCAATTGGTGCCTTTGTCGGACAGCAAATCGATCGGGCGCTGATCGGCAATGGCCCGCGCAGGGAAGGACCCCGCCTCAAAGAATTGGAGGTGCAGACGTCCAGCTATGGCACTGCTATTCCTGCAATATTTGGTGCGATGCGGGTTGCTGGAACGGTCATATGGGCGAGTGATCTCATCGAGAAAAAGTTAGTTACCGGCGGCAGCAAGAGCCAGCCCGGCACTGCGACGTACAGTTATTCGGTCAATCTGGCCGTTGCGATCTCCAGCAGGCCAATTACCCGAATAGGTAGAATCTGGGCTGACGGTAATTTACTTCGCGGGGCGGCAGGCGACCTGAAATTCGAAACCGAACTGCGTATTCACAATGGTGAAGGCGACCAGCCTGTCGATCCGCTGTTGGCATCGAGTGAGGCGCCTGATCTTTCACCCGCTTATCGTGGACTTGCCTACGCAGTGTTCGAGGGGCTGCAACTGGCTGAGTTTGGTAACCGCATACCTTCACTCACGTTCGAAGTGTTCGAACGCGAGGATGCGGTGCCGTTGCATGTAATTGTCAACGACGTGTCTGGTCAGCTTATTGCCGGGACAACATCCGAAACATTGGGCGGCTACGCAGCTCAAGGTCGCGACATTCGAGCGTCTATCGAACCCCTGATCGCGGCATTTCCAGTCACGTTGCGACCGAAAGCGGATGGGTTGGAACTGAACGGATGGTTCGATTTGCCAAAAACCATATTGCCGGGCAACACTGCGGCGATGATCAACCGAAAATCGATCGAACGTCTTTCCAGGGTAAGGTCGGCTCGGTCACATGGGGGAGCTTCGATTGCTCTGCGTTATTACGAGAAAGGGCGTGATTATCAGGCCGGTTTGCAACGATATGGTGCCAATCTGAATGATAATCATGAAACGCAATATGAACTTCCTGCATGCCTTGATACTGCACAGGCGCAGCGATTGACTGCATTGAATTGGCTGCAGCAATCCAGGGCACAATCAACATCGGCGGGTTTTTTCCCCTATGGAGACATACCGCCGCGAATTGCTGAAATCCAATTCGATTCTGAAGAAAAAATCACGGAAATCGAATATTTTAACGGATATTTCAGAGTGTCCAGCCAGGGCTGGGTCGAAACTGATCGCGGGTCTTTTACGCTTGGCGATCCGGGGCGGGATGTGTCGTCGCCCGACCTTGCCGTAGGTCATACGCTGTTGCACCTGATTGACTTGCCAGCGGTTTCCGAACCCCTGCCGTCGCAACCGGTAATCGGCGTGGTTGCGGCCGGAACGGGCGAGGGATGGCGCAAGGCTGCACTTGGCTATCGCGATGGTTTGGCACTTATCGAACTGGGCCGGACTGCGCCGGCAGGCGTTATCGGACTGCTTCAGGCAGATTTGCCGCCGCACGCTGGACATTTGCTCGACACCAGCAACAATTTGATGGTTCGAGTGCTTCACTCAGGAATGGATTTTCCACCCGGTTTCGGCGATCCATTGCATCCCAACGCGCCACTGATTCACATCGCAGGCGAATTGATCAAATATGGTGATTGCGAACAGCTTGGTCCGACCGATTTCAGGTTTGCCCGGCTGGCTCGAGGCTGTTTTGGCAGCGAAATTGCGCAGCATCCAACTGGAACTGCACTTTGTCTGGTGAGTGAAGCCACTACTTTGCGGTTCGGTGGCCTAGGTCTGGCAATTGATGATTCTGCATCATTTGAAGCGGTTGGAATCGGCGACAGCAATCCTGTGCTCGAATCCATCCCTGCCGTCGGTCGGGCCATACGGCCCTTGGCGCCTTGCCACTTAAATGTCGCATTTGACGAAGAACAAAATCTCCACATATCTTGGTTTAGGCGGAGCCGATGGGATACAGGCTGGCGTGATTTTGCCGATCTGTCAGTCGATGAACCGTCACTTATGTTTGAGGTTGAGATCAAGAGCAGCCAAGTGCTGCTTGCCCAATTTCAGCTGTCTGTTGAGTATATCGAAGTTTCAGCTGCTCTAGTTGGCAGTTGGGGATTGCAGACGGGCGTGCCGATCACCGTCGACGTTCGACAACGCGGAACATATGCCCTGTCATGGCCAACATCACAGACCGTGCTCGCGCGATAG